GACATACGCGCCAGCACAGCGGCGCTCGAACGACTGGGAGAGACCGATGATGAAGCGCGCGCGTGGCTTGATAGCGACCTGCCTGGTGGTGTCACTGACTGGGTGCGCGAGCTCCAACAGCCCAGCGCAGGTGATGGCGTGCGACTGCCCAACGGTACCGAGCCACCTAACGAATGAGCTGCCAGCGCCTGAGCGACTGCTATCCAGCCAGCGTGGCTTGCTGTTGCTGCTCGCTGAGTATGAGGCGCTGAGGCGTCGTGCTAATGCGGATCGTCTGGCCGTGGTTGAGATAGTTAACGGTGGTGATCGAGGTGCCAGTGATGAATGAGCCGATGGACATCGCCGCACTGGTGGCAGCGCTGCAAGAGCAGACCGCCGCCATCAACCGCCTGGCCGATAGTAACCAGCAGGTCATCGACTATCTGTTCTCCCAAGAGGCCGAAGACCTGGACAGCGCCGCCGCGCCTTCGCCTTACCTCGACCCCGACGAGACAGATTGATGCCAGCCCGCACCCCAACACCCTGTCGTGAAAAGCTCTGCCGTCGTACCACACGCCACGCCCATGGCTACTGTGATGAGCATGCAGACCAAGCGAAGGCGTGGAGCCGTGGTCGTGCAGGGCGTGGGCGTGGTGGACGGGCGTGGCGTCGGATGCGTGATGCCGTGGCAGAGCGTGACCGCTACCTGTGCCAAGAGTGCAAGCGCCAAGGCAGAGCGACGCCGTTTGAGTCGGTCGACCACATCACGCCAGAGGCCGAAGGCGGGCTGTCTGTGCCCTCTAACCTTGAGGCCCTATGCGGCCCTTGCCACAAAGCCAAGACGCAGGCTGAGGCGCTACGGGCGCGGCAGCGCGGCTGCTGACAAGGGGGAGGGGTGGGTAAATCTCTACAGCCCTCGCCAGCGGACACCGCACCCTCAGTCAGATTTTTTTACGCGAGAAATAACGAAAATTTTTCCGGAGGCACGGATGGGAAATGCCGCGCCCGTTCGGGCATCGGGTGGTGGCCGAAAACGCAAAACCTCGATGCAGCACCAAAGCTCAATTTCACGCATCGCTCCACCGCCCGAGCTGATTGATGAAACCGCCGTTCGCGTTTGGAAAAGCCAAAGCAAGATCCTTATCGAGCGTGGCACGTTCGAGCCGGAAGACGCTCCTTTGCTCCTGGCCTACTGCAATAGCTTCGCAATGATGATTAAAGCGGAGCTCAAGATAACCGATTGGGCCGCAGACGATGGCGGCATGGTGGTGATGACAGGCGATGGCAGTATTAAGAAGTCGCCTTATGTGGCGGTTCGTAACGACTGCATAGCGCAACTCACGCGCACAGGCTCATTGCTCGGCCTCGATCCCCTAACGCGCCTGCGCATGCTGGGTGCTGGCAGTGGTGACGGTGGGGGCGAAGAGGGTAACGAATTCGACGAGTTCTAATCTATGGCCGCATATCCCAACGTCAACGCGGCGCAGAAGTACGCGCGAGACGTGGTGGGCGGCAAGATCCCAGCCTGCAGCTATGTCAAAGCGGCTTGCGCTCGACACCTCAACGACCAAAAGGCCAGCAAGGCCAAAAGCTATCCCTACAGGTTCGACCGCGATCTAGCCGAGCGTGCGTGTCGCTTCATTCAGAAGATGCCACACACCAAGGGCAAGTGGGCAAGAGGAAAGCAGCGCATCACGCTTGAGCCGTGGCAGCTTTTCCTGTTCTCAATGATTTACGGCTGGGTGCGAAAGGCGGATAAAACCCGCCGCTTTCGTGAAGCCTACATAGAGGTGCCGCGTAAAAACGGCAAATCAATCATTGCCGCTGGTGCTGGCATCTACGCCTTCTGTGCTGATAACGAATACGGCGCAGAGGTCTACTGTGGTGCGACCAGCGAAAAGCAGGCATGGGAAGTCTTTAAGCCAGCGCTTGAGATGGCCAAGAAGTTGCCCGCGCTACGCCAGCGTTTCGGCATTGTCGTGTGGGCAAAGAAGATCGAGCGCACGGACGGTAGTAAGTTCGAGCCCGTGATCGGTGACCCTGGCGACGGCTCAAGTCCTTCGATGGCCATCATCGACGAGTACCACGAACACCCAGACTCACGGCTATACGACACGATGATAACGGGCATGGGCGCCCGGGATCAGCCGCTAGTGCTGGTGATTACGACCGCAGGTTTTGACATTGCAGGCCCGTGCTACGGAATGCGGGAACGCAGTATCGAAATGCTAGAGGGAGTGCAGGAAGACGACGAGTTATTCGCCATCGTCTACACGATCGACAAGGACGACGACTGGACCACCCGAGACGCGCTGATTAAAGCCAACCCCAACGCAGGAATATCGGTTGGCCTGGATTACCTAGCGGCCCGGCAACAAGCTGCTATAAAGCGCGCTCGAATCGCCAACAGCTTTAAAACAAAGCACCTCAACCTGTGGGTTTCCTCGAAAGAGGGCTTCTTCAACATGCAGAGCTGGGCAGAGTGCGAAGACCGCACACTAACCCTTGAGCAATTCCGCGGCCTCGATTGCTACTACGGCTTTGACTTAGCCAGAAAGCTCGACTTAACCGGCATGGTCCGCGTGTTCGTCCAACAAATTGACGGCAAGAATCACTACTACTGCATAGCCCCAACGTTCTGGGCGCCCGAAGACACGGTGTTCAACAACGAAGAACGGCGGGTAGCAGAGCGCTACCAAGGCTGGGTAGAAGCCAAGCAGCTAGAGGCTACCGACGGCGCAGAGATCGACTACCGCGAAGTGCTGGCGCAGGCCACCGAGGCCCATGAAGAAGCCCCGGCGAAAGAGTCAGGCATCGACCCACACGGTGCCGCCAACCTTTCGCACCAACTGGATGACGCAGGGATGAACCCGGTCACCATCCAGCAAAGCTACACCCACATGTCAGACCCCATGAAAGAACTGGAAGCGGCGATATTAACTGGCCGATTTCACCACGATGGGCACCCGATCATGACCTGGTGCGTGGGCAACGTCGTGGGAAAATACTTACCCGGCAATGACGACGTGGTGCGCCCAATCAAGCAGGGCGACCACAACAAAATAGATGGCGCGGTCGCGCTCATTATGGCCATTGGCCGCGCGATGAATGCGGCCCAATCCGGCGGCAGCGTTCTCGATTCCCTTTCAGACGACGACATTCTGGTGATGTGAATGCGCCAATTTCTATTAGATACCCTAGGGCTGGCAGGCTTTGGGGCGCTCAACTATGGCCTGTATTTACGCTTTGGCCTCGCTGACGCCCTGATCTATGGCGGCTCTCTGCTGTTATTGCTGGCGCTGGCGGCCGCCCGCGCGGCCAAGCGCAGCGCCGGGGATAAGGAGCGTGGCGCATGATCCTAGACAGCCTGTTCTCATCGCCCAGCCAGCGGAGCAGCATCGAAAATCCAAGCACCCCGCTAACCGGTCAGAACCTTGCCGAGTACTTCGGCGGGGACATGTCGATCACGGTTAACAACCTATCGGCCATGCGGCTGGCAGCGGTTTACGCCTGTATCTACGTGCTGAGCAGTTCCATTGCGCAGCTGCCGCTAGGTGTCATGCGTAAGCAGGGCGACACCATCGAAGCCGCCAAGGATCACCCCGCCTACTGGCTGCTGCATGACGAACCCAACGTATGGCAGACCAGCTACAAATGGCGGGAAACCAAGCAAGCCCACGTACTCGGTTGGGGCAACGGTTACACCCAGATCATCCGCTCCAACCGTGGCGAGCTGCGCGAGCTGGTCAGCCGCTACCCATGGGAAACCGATCTAGTCAAAAACGGCAACCGGTGGATCTACACCAACTACGACGAAGACGGCGCGCGGGCCATTCAGCTCGAGGACATGATTCACGTTCGCGCCCTAGGCACATCGTTCCGTAAAGGCAAAAGCCTGATCCGACAACACGCGGAAAGCATCGGTCTAGGCCTCGCCGCTCAGCGCTACGGGAAAGAGTTCTTCGAAGGCGGTGGCCGCCCGACGGGCATCGTGGGCGTTAAGACGCAGCTACAGAAAGACAGCTGGGAACGCCTCAAGGATGCGTGGAAAGAGTCGGTCGCGCGGCTGCGCAGCAGTGAAAACAAAACGCTGATGCTCCCTGCCGACCTCGACTACAAGTCGATCACGGTACCGCCCGAAGACGCCCAGTTCCTCGAAACACGCAAGTTCAACCGCTCGGAAATCGCCGGCATTTTCAACGTGCCCGCGCACATGATCAACGACCTGGAAAAAGCCACGTTCAGCAATATCAGCGAGCAGGCCATTCAGTTCGTGCGGCACACCATCATGCCCTGGGTAAAGAACTGGGAAGAAGAGATCAACCGCCGCGTATTCACGCGCTCAGAGCGTGCTGCTGGCTACTACGTCAAGTTCAACCTTGCCGGACTACTGCGCGGCACACCCACCGAGAGAGCCGAGTTCTACCACAGAGGCATCACCGACGGCTGGATGGATCGCAACGAAGTGCGCGCCCTAGAGGACATGAACCCGCGAGATGGCCTCAGCGAAATGCTAATGAGCGTCAACGCTCAGCCGCTGAGCCAGCTTGGCCAACCCAACGAAGAGGAACCCACCTCATGAGCGAGACCGAAAAGCGCGCGCTGGCCTGTGAGGTGCGCGCGGAAATCGAAGAAGGGCAGCCCGCCCGCATCATCGGCCATGGCGCGGTATTCAATAAGCGCTCCGAAATGATCATGGGCATGTTCAAAGAAGAGATCGCCCCCGGCGCGTTCGATGACGTGCTGGGCGATGACGTGCGAGCGCTGTTCAACCACGACGCCAACTTTGTGTTGGGCCGCACCCGTAGCAGCACGCTGGCGCTATCGATTGACGCCGAAGGCCTGCGCTACGAAATCACCCCGCCCGACACCCAAACCGTCCGCGACCTGGTGCTAGCGCCTCTGAGTCGTGGCGACATTACCGGAAGCTCCTTTGCGTTTCGCGTTGCCCAGGACGGCGACGAATGGCGCGAAGACGAAGACGGCTTGATCGTGCGCACCATCACACGCTTTAGCCGCCTGCAGGATGTATCCCCCGTGACCTATCCAGCCTACCCAGACGCGGGCGCCGCAGCGCGCTCCCTAGAGGCCCGCTGCAGCGAGATCAAAGGTCTCGCACAGCGCGCCATTAACCAGCGCCGCGCCCGCGAGCGCTTTCTTGAAATCATTGGAGCCTGAGGCCAACCATGACACTCGCAGAACTGAAAGCCAAATATAACGCCATCGCAAAAGACATGCGGGCGTTGAACGAAACCATTGGCGACGATGCTTGGACTGACGAGCAGCGCACCCAGTGGAAGAAAATGAAAGGCGACCTCGACGCGCTGAACGCCAAGATTGAGCGTGAAGAAGAGCTGCGCGACGCTGACAACCGCTTCGCCGAAGAAAACGCCGAAGAGTTCCGCCGCCAAGGTGGTGCCAACGGCGGCGAAAACGGCGACGAGCACGGTGCGGGCGGTAGCGTAGACGAGCAGCGCGCCCAAGCGTTTGATGCGTTCCTGCGTCATGGCATGAGCGATATGACAGCAGAGCAGCGCAAAGTGCTGAAAGAGATGCGCGCCCAGGCCACCAATCCGAATGAGAAGGGTGGCTACACCGTTCCAACGGAAATGCTCAACCGTATTTACGAAGCCATGAAGGACTACGGTGGCCTTGCTGGCGTCTCCCAAATCATGACCACCGATAGCGGTAACGACATCGAATGGCCCACCAGCGATGGCACCGCAGAAGAAGGCGTGCTGCTGGGTGAGAACCAAGAGGCCACCGAGCAAGATGTCGAATTCGGCATGGAAACATTAGGCGCCAAAAAGCTGACCTCTCAGGTGATTCGCGTATCCAACGAACTGCTTCAGGATAGCGGCATCAACATCGAAGCGTTTCTTGCTGCACGAATCGGCTCTCGCATCGGTCGTGGCGAAGCGCGCTATCTGGTCAAGGGTACCGGCGCTGGCACGCCCGTACAGCCAAAAGGCCTTGAAGCCTCTGTCACGCAAGTAACAGATGCTGCAGCCAACACCGAGTTCACCTGGAAAGAGATCAACGGCCTGATTCACTCCGTTGACCCGGCGTATCGCCGCGCCCCAGGTTTCCGTATCGGCATGAATGACAACACGCTGAAAATGGTCACAGAAATGGAAGACCTGCAGGGTCGTCCGCTGTGGCTGCCTGCCGTGGCTGGCGCTGCACCTGCCACCATCCTGAACCAAGCCTACTTCGTGGATCAGGCCATTGCTGATCTAGGAGCTAGCGCCAAGTTCATGTACGCCGGCGACTTCCAGCAGTTCGTTATCCGTCGCGTTCGTTACATGGTGCTCAAGCGCCTAGTTGAGCGTTACGCCGAGTTCGATCAAACCGGTTTCCTCGCCTTCCACCGCTTTGACTGCGTGCTTCAAGACGTGGCCGCTATCAAAGCCCTGCGCGGATCTGCCACCTAACGGAGCTGACCATGCTCGAGCTGGACATTATCAAGCAACACGTCCGGCTCGAGCCGGACGACACCGAAGAAGACACGCTGCTGGAAACCTACGCCACCGCCGCCGCCCGCTTTGTGGAAAGCCACACAGGGCGGAAGCTCTACGCCACCACGGCGGCGGTACCGAAAGATGCCAGCGGCAATGTCACCGATCTTCACGCGCTAGTGCTCGATGACGACATAAGCACCGCCATGCTGTTACTGATTGGCCACTGGTACGCCAACCGGGAAAGCGTGGTGCAAGGTACTACCTCAGAGCTACCCATGGGCGTTAAGGCGCTCATCGAGCCTTACCGTCACTACTTCTTTTAGGAGGCCACATGGCTGCCAAGAAAGCCCCGCCTGCTCAGGAGCAACCACCAGAGCAGGCAGCAGAAGCGCCCGCCGAAACAGCGGCCCAGGCGCAAACCGCTGAAAAACCCACGGTGCCTGCCAAGCCCGCCCCCGAGAAGAAAGGCAGCGGCGGCTGGGTGATGGCCACGCTCAAGACGCGCCACTGTGACGGCGGCGTGTGCAAGGAAGCGGGCGAAGAAATGCGCATGACGCGCGGCACTTACGAACGCCTGAAGAAATACGGCCGGGTGGAGTAAATGCAAGCCGGAAAACTACGCCACCGCTGCACCATCGAGCGGCCCAGCCAAGAGCAGGACCCCAACACCGGCGCCATGATTCCCGGCTGGGAAGAGGTGACCAAAGCCTGGATGGCCATTGAACCGCTCAGCGTACGCGGCTTCATCGCCGCCAACGCCGCGCAGTCAGAAGTCACTGGGCAGTTGGTCATGCGGTACCGCCCCGGCCTGCACGTCGATAGCTCGATGCGGGTACGCAAGGGCAGCACGATCTATAACATCGAAGGCGTGTTGCCCGACAACCGCAGCGGGAGGGAGTATTTAACGCTGCCGTACTCAGCAGGGGTGAATGATGGTTGATCCCGTGACCGCCAACGTAGAAGGCCTAGAGCCGCTGCTGGCGCGAATGGAAAACCTGAGTTTTGACCTGCGCAAGAAGGGCGGTCGCTTCGCCATGCGCAAAGCGGCCAACCTGATACGAGACAAGGCGCGGGAGAACGCGGCTAACGTCAACGACCCCAAAACGCCCGAAGAGATCGCCGCCAATATCGTGGTGCGCTTCTCGCCCAAGGACTTCAAGCGAAACGGGAATCTGGTGTTTCGGGTGGGGGTGCTAGGCGGTGCCCGCGGTCACGCCGCCGCCAGCGGCGAGGTGGCAGGCCAAGGGGCCAACAACCCCGGCGGCGATACCTTCTACTGGCGGTTTTTGGAGTTCGGCACGATCAACGCCCCGGCGCAGCCCTTTGCCCGCCGCGCCCTTAGCGAAAATATCCAGGCCGCGACAGACGAATTCATCAACCAGTACAACAAATCTCTCGACCGCGCCATCAAGCGCGGGCAACGCTGATCCGGAGCAAGCCCCATGCCCCCACTGTTTGCCATCTGCGCCGCTAACGCGGGGGTCACCGCGTTGCTGGGTGCTGGCCCAACACGCCTATACCCGTTTGGGGATGCGCCCGAAAACGTCGCCAAGCCCTACGCCGTGTATCAGGTGTTGAACGGCGTACCAGAGAACTATCTGGGCGAGCCGCCCGACGTCGATGCTTGGAATATCCAGATTGATGTTTATGCCACCACCGACAGTAGTGCCAATGCAGTACAAAAAGCCCTGCGCCGCGCGCTCGAAACCGTGTGCCACGTCACTCGGCTAGGTCGCACCGGCACCGAGCCCAGCACCCAACTGAAAACCACCAGCCTCGACATTAGCTGGTACCACCCCACCTAACCGCCAGCGGCGGAGGAGAACCCCATGTCAGTGCTAACCCAAGGCACGCACATCTTTTTCAAAGACCCCGCTGGCTCGACTGGCGGCAGCATCGTGCGTGTACGCAAGGCCACCGCGCTCAATCCCGGCGCCAATCCCGCCGACCAGATCGAAGAGACCGACCTGGAAGAAACCAACTCCAAGCAGTACCGCCGTGGCCTGCGCACGCCCGGGCAAGCCACCATGACCGTGAACGCCACGCCGTCCGAGCCTTCACACGTTCGCCTCAGCGAGCTA